CGCATGAATGTGGCCCATGTAATTGTAGATACCAACAAGCGCCGAAGCGAGTTGTTCGCTTCGGCGCTTATTTTATGATTCCCAGAATGATTTGCAGGATCACGCAGAGCTGTTCCAGTGTTGCTTCGTTTAGTAATAAGTCGATTCTTTCCCGTGTCTTTTTCATACGCGCCTCGATTCCTCACAAAATATCTTGCTGTTTTTCGTTGATTATTCCAATTGTTATTTCCTGTAGGTTGTACTAAGATATGTAATAGAGGCTATTGATTGCCGTTTCCTAGTATCTTACGGGCGTTTTTTCTTTCTTTTAATTTTCTTTTCCTGCTCGATCTCCAAGATATACTGTTGGAATCCCTCTTCCCCAAGCATTTCTTTTATTTCTTTTTCCGCCGCTTTCTCCTTTTCGCACAGTGTCAGAAGCAATAAGAGATCTGCGGCAAGTGCAGCAAGCAACGCAATTTCAGCAATTTTTAACCACATAGATATTCCATCCTTTCTTAATTCAGCACACGCGGCCCCCGGCGTTCGTCCCGTTCCTCGCCTACGTCGGCGACGCAGGCGAAGAGTAGCGGCACGCCCTTGATGTAATCCACGCTGACGCTGTGCACGTCCGTCAGCTTCGCGCCGTCGACCGTCACGTCTACCCGCCCATTGTTTACCCGGATGTTGATGCACTCCATGTTTTTCCTCCTTGTCAATAATTATAGAACGATTGTTCTAAAAATCAACTTGGCATTATAAACAAACTGTTTTTGTTATTTTCGTCGCTCAGAAGGCCGTTGGTGTACCGTTTATGGGACTGATATTCTGATATAATATTTTGTTTGATCGGCCCCATCGTATCTTGCACATACGATGGGGCCTTGCAGCAGATACCGCGTTAGCCATCTATCTGCTACGTCTCCAGCGTAGCAGAACAGGGCGTTAAATGTCCATACGCAAAATGGAAAAGTGTATGTCTATTTTGGAAATTTTCGCTAAAACTGTTTTTCATTTTTGAGAATTCCCATGAAAATATATTTTCATTTTTGAAAAACCGTGGAAAACGGGCTTTATTTTAGAAAAACTTTTCTGCTGACGAAAAAATGATTGTTGGAGGCGCATTATTTTGACGATTGAAGATTCCGCTTTGTTTTCCGCGGCTTTCCGCGAACGAATACGGGAAGAAAAGAAAAAGTCCGGGTTGACCATCGATCAGGTCGTCGAAGATTCTGGCGTTTCAAAAACGGCTGTGATAAAACTGCTTTCAAGCGGCAAGGTCGAATTGAAACTGAACGATTGCATTGCTCTCTGCCGTTTCTTTGGCCTTTCCATCGATGAGATGTACGGTCTGCGTGCGCCCGCCCCCGCGGCGGAGATCCCGCGGAAACTTTTAGACCGTAATCGCGATTTGGAGATCGAGAACGCGAGGCTGCGTGACTCAAACGAAGTTCTGCGGGCACAGATACGCTCTGTTCACTCAATCGCCTACATTCTTCTGTTTATCTCGGCCCTGCTGGCTATGTCTCTGATCGCTTACCTTGTCATCGACGCACAGATCAAAAACGCCGGACTCATTCAGGGCGGCTCGCTGTCCGCGCTCACGTGGGCCTTTATCGCCCTGATTGCAGCGGCAGTGATCTTTGGCGGCATCGCGATCTTCCGCATTATCCGGCGCGAAAACAAGGATTCTATTTCGTGCAACAACCCTTGAATTGCAAACGAGGAGGCCGCTGCCTCCTCGTTTTTGTTTTGTTCGCCCTCGGCGGATTAGCGGCTCTCGCCCCTTTTTATTTTTTGCATAACAGAATTGTACACTCTCGCGTTGACGACCGCAAGCGTATCCATCAGCTCGTCCATGATCGGCCAAACGGTGGACGGTTTCTTTCCCTCTATGGCGCGTAAAAAATCGCTGTCGCCGTAACTGCCTACCGTCTGCGGGACTTCTGCTTGTGAGGCTGCTGCCTGCACAGCGGGGTCGGGTTCGCCGGAATAGGCGTGCAGGCGCGTGCTCCTGCTTCCCTTCTCGTCTTCCTGCATCTGCTTGCGGATCACGTACAGATCCGCCAGCATGGCGTAATTGTGATAGCTGGATTCCTCATATTCCAGCCGCGCTATCTCCTTGCGGATCTCGGCTTTATCCAGCATATCGCGCCTCCTTATGCCCGCTCGATCTGTTCCATGCAGCGGCGGATCGCGTCACGGGTTTTATCGTCGTCCGCGTCGCGCATCATATCCTCCAGCTGCGCGCGCATATGCTCGCGGGCATCAGCGCGGGTATAGCGGCCCATTGCGTCACGGCGGCGGCCACGGTAAGAGCTGCCCCGGCCGTAAGTACCGCGCATATCCGCCTCCCACTCGCCATCGCGGGAATAGCCGCCGTCTTCAGCCATCTCGATCTTGTAGGTATTCTTGATGGAACTCGTCAGCTTCTGGATCGCGTCCAGATCGCCCGCAGACATTTCGCGCTTGTCGGCGATTTCGTCCAGCTCTTTGCAGAGCATTTCACGCAGGTTTCTCAAATCGTACATATTGCATCCTCCTTTCACGATACGCGCTCGACGATCATATTGCTATTTGCGAAACTTACTGCCTGCGCGCTGGTGTTCTTCGCCGCTACAGTCAGGCAACAGCCGCGCGGGACTTCCACGAATGTGGAAACGAAGATGTTGAAATAGTTCTCAACAGCCGCAGGGGTTACGGCCGCTGTGGCGCTGCTCAGAGGTTCGCCGTTGATTGCGAGCGCAGCGGTAATGGCGCCTACTGTTCCGCCTGTAGGGATAGCGATATTCGCGCCAAAGGATACGCGGAACTTCGCCTTGCATTGCTGCGTAAGCCCGCGCAGCGTAACAAGCCCGCTTCCTTCGCGATGTACGATGCACGGCTTTCCGCAAGCCGCCGTGGAGATCAGAGGGACGTTCTGCCCAGCGGCGACGCCGACGACGTTGGAATTTGTAAACTCAGCCAATCCCAAACACCCCGCTTCCCGAATTGCCTGCTTTGCAGTAGTTCAAAATCGGCTCCATCGCCGTCTTCATCGCCTCTGCGCAGCTCGGCTGCTCCATTTCGTCCACCGTTTTCAGGATACAGGCGTATGTATAGAGATCCGTGATGTTCATCTTGTACAGATCCACGCCCATCAGGTGATCGATGAATTTCTTCTTGAGTTCCTTATATGTTGCCATAAAATCATTCCTTTCATAAAAATATAGCGGCGGGACGATTGCCCCGCCGCGTTGCTTTCGAGTATCGGCAATGGGGCCGACCATTTTCGTGAGGCCACGAAAAAGCTCTACGATGTGGAGTTGTTACGCGCAGTTGCCGCAGCCGTAGTTGTAGCCGCTGTTGCAGCAGTACGGATTCGCTACAACATAGGCCGGGCTGGGACTCGGGCGAAGCGTGGAAACAAGGTAATTGTTTTGTGCCGCCTGCGATGCCGCCAGCTGGTAGCCGAAAAGCTGCTGGTTCTGCTCGGCGATCTTCGCGTCCTTCGCCGCAAGCTCCTGCGCCGTCAGACGCTGGTCGATGCTGCGGAAGCCGCAGTTCATCGCGTCGATGATGTCGCGCGTGGTGTTCTGCACGGTGTTGCGGGTGTCGCATGCCTGCGTCGCCATGTCATAGCGCACCTGGGCGATTGCAGCGCGGTTTTCGCAGCAGCACTCCTGTGCCTGCATCGCCATGTTGTTCAGCTGCTGCATAAGCGCGGCCTGCTGGTTGCAGCGGGAAAGCTCGGCCTGAGCAAAGCCGTTTGCCATCGCCATGTTGGTGCCGTTGACAAGCTGCGCCTGCTGGTAAAATCCGTCGCAAAGTCCCTGATTTACACTGTCGATCTTGCGCTCGATGTTGGAGAAGTCAGAGGCCAGCACATAGCCGTCTACAACGCCGCCGGAATTTCTGCCGTTGTTGCCGAATCCGTTTCCATTGCCGCCCCAGCCGCAGAAAATGGCAAGGAACAGGATGATGATCCACCAGCCATTATCACCGCCGAAGCCGCCCCAGCCGCCACCTGTCATGCCGGTAGGCGCGACGGGCATTGTCATGGTCGGGGAGCCGTCATTCAAACTCATATTTTTCATTCCTTTCGTAGATTCAAAAGATTTATCTCAATCGTGGCCACGATTTTGATCGTTCAACTGTTTGGAATTCCCGAACTATTGCAGCAGTTGCCGGAATTGCCCCGCCACCTGCTGCAGCTGATTCAACTGCTGCTGCGAGATTTTCCCGCTTCGCACCAGCTTTTCGATCTCTGCTTTTGGATCCCCCTGAAAGCTGTTCTGGAATTGCCGGAACTGCTGTATCATGTTCTGGAACTGCCCCATCGGGCCGGGCAGCTGTCCGCCGCCGAGGGCGTTAAACAGTGGGTTCATTGTCCGCCTCCTTCATCTTTCGCGGTCTGACGCTTGGGGCGGATAGCTTCGCCACAAGCTCTTCAAACTCCCTGCGGGTCACATATTCTTCGCTCATGTCTTTTCGCGGCGCTGCGGGCGCTGGCGCGGCCTGTGCGCGTTCTACGAGGTCGTAGACGATCATGCTCGGCTTGCCGCTTGCATCAGCTTTTTTGACGTACACAACAGGCGCGTTCATGTCCCATAGCGTTACGGCATTGTTGGGTGCAACAATAAAGTCGTTTGCCGCCTGCTCGTTCGGGATCCAGATGATCGACTGATTCTGCGGCTGCTGGGGCTGCGGCTGGTAGGCCGACATCTGCGGCGCGGGCTGGTACTGCGGACGCATCATTGGCTCCTGCATCGGCTGACTGATCGGCTGGCCGATTGGCTGATTATAAATCGGCTGCTGATACACATACGGCTGTTGTCCGAACATCATTTATCCTCCTTTGCCCAGTAGAACAGCGGGATCTCATTGCCGCTGTCCCATGTGTCGAAATAGCTTCCGTTCTCCGCACAGACCACATGACTGGACAGAGCAAGAACGTACACGCCGCGCGGATGGTCTGCGCAGAAATCCGCGACGGTGTAGCAGTCCGGGCATGTGTTTGGGATCACGTTCCGGGTAAAGCCCTGCTGCCGGAGGTATGCGCTCCACACGCTGTTTGCGCTCGGCAGATCGCCCATGATGAGCCCCTGCAGGCACAGGCCGATATACACCTCGTCCCAGCTCTTCCCGGTCGCCTTTGCGATGGCCCGGACGGTGCAGTCCCCGACTTTCAGCCCGGCGGGATTTGGATTGAAATAAGAAAAGCCCATACCGAACACTCCTTTGATGTGTCCAGTATGGGCTTTTTTGCGTTTTGATGTGCCTCAGCTGCGTATCACTTGTGCATCATTTCCGCTCAGTTTGGAAGACTGCCGGACGCAGCCTTCATCCGCGCCATGATCTCCGGCAGGCGTCGCTGTACCGTGGCGCGGCCAAGATACAATTCTGTTGCAACGTCCACTTGCGGGAGCTTGTCCACGAAGTAGAGCTGCGCGATCTTCTCGTTCTCCCGGCCAAGATTGGCCTGATAGATCACGGCCTCCATGTCCTTGCGGGTCAGGCGGCCCAGCTCTGGCGGCAGCTTGGCCCGCGCCTGCGGCGACATACGCCCCGCCTCCTTACTTTTCCTTGTGATTCAGCACAGCGATATTGCCCTTGTTGCTGACTTCGAGATCCAGCGCAGCGGCCAGATCGCGGACCTTGACGTAGTTCGTACCGTTTTTCAGGATACGCTCAACGGCGACTTCTTTACCGTCCACGATGATTTTGCTCTTTTCTACCATTTCGGTTTCCTCCTCTGCATTTTTTCCATCTTCGAGGGCCATCACGGTATGGCCCTCGCTTACCAGTACGTCGCCGCGCAGCAGATTGGCGTCCGTCATCAGATACTTGCTGCCGGTCAGCAGCTCGAAGTCTCCCGTCGCTGGCCAATCGTGCAGCATACAGTAGGTGGTGCAGGAATTCCCCTGCTTTTTGTAGAGCGCGGCGACGGCCTCGCAGCCTGCGGCCACGGCGCAGAGCATCATGAGCGCGGAGCAGTCCGTCTCCACAGGCTTTGCGATCCTGCTCACGTCCCACCTGACGGCTCTGGCGGCCTCGTATGCCGTGTTCCGGCCGTCCATGTCGTAGCCGATGTTCGGGTTCTTAATGGCCGCCTCGCACGTCTGTGCGGCCCGCTCGGCCTTTTTGCGGCTCTTGTAGCGCAAAACGCCGAGCCAGCAGCCATTGTACCAGTTGGAGATATTCAGCTCCCGCCCGGTCTGGTTGCCTGGCTGCTGGTTGCGGCCTCCGGTTTCTCCAAGACTGGCCTGCCCAATTTTGATGCTCATGCCCGCTCACTCCCGTACAACTCGTGGTGCAGCTGCAGCACGGCGGCCTCGATCAGCTTATCGATCGTTTCCACATCAAATTGAATGCCCTTCTCGGCGAGGAAGTTCACAACATACGCCTTTTTCGCCGCGCCGTCCGTCGCGGTGTACAGCTGCTCCGCCGCCTTTACGCCGATCTCAACGTAAGTGCGGAGCGTTTGCAGCTTGTCCGCGTCGATCTTGGTTTTGAGCCACGGGATCAAAAATGCCGAAATGAGCGCGCTGATGAGCGCAATCACTGCCGAGATGATCTGTGTGTAGTCCATAAGTAATTACTCCTTTCGCTATTCGACTGTTTCATTTTTCTTCGCAAAAACCCGCTTGAAGGCAAGCAGGCCAAGCTCTGTGATGGTTGCCCAGCCGGTAAAGCCGAGCACGTCGGACAGGTCGACCGACGCGCCGAGCTCCGGGCTGCGGATGACTGCAATTAGGACGGCGACGGTTTTCAGAGCGCATGCCCAGACAATTACCGTCGTGATAAGCTGGAGCAGATACAAAACAATTGTTCGCGCCATTTCGCCCTTGCTCCACTTGCCTTTTACCCGCATATCTGCCTCCCAATTTATTGCGCACTGCTATGCCCGCATTGCGCCTCCAGCTGGTGCAGGAATTTTTTCACGTCGCCGTTCCCGCCGAGTGTGACGTATTTCTGCCCGGCAATCAGACGTTCAGCCATTGGCATTTCCTCGCTCATGATCGTGAGGCGGAGGATAGCCAAATACTGCTCGTCCTGATGCTCCTGCATTTTCCCGAGCTTTTTGTCGATCTCTGCAAGATGCGCCTCCTGCGTTGTGGCCTTGCCGCGCTTTTTCTGAACCGCGCTGACGATGGCATTGACTACCGCCGTCAGCGCGGATGAGCCAAGCGCGGCGCAGGCGAGGGTGACGATGATGGTTTTGGTGTCCATTTTTCTGTACCTTTCTCTTTTATTTGCCGGGCTAATCGTCCGCCATTTTGATGTAGGTGGTGGTATCGCTGGAATAGCTGATCGTCGGCAGCGTCGTGCCGCCGAGGACGGCGTAGAGGGCCGGGTATGCAGTCTGATCGAAGGTTGAGCCATCGCACGCGTGCCACGGGGCGGAGAGCACGCGGACGGTTGTGAGGGTATCGCCGACGCGGTAGTTCGGTTCCGAAAGCTTCCCGAATGCCTCATTTACCATCGGGTTCGCCGGTGCGTCGCCCGCTCGCCAGATCTTTTCGGCGGCCTGCGCGGTCAGCAGATTTCCTGCTGTGAGCGGCGTTCCGGCTTCCAGCGGCTCGTCCTCCGGGCGAAGCCATTCATACCGCAGAAGGCTTCCCGCCGCGTCATACACCCCGTAGCGGACGGCCCCGTTTGCGAGATCGTTTGTGCCGATTCTATCCCGCATGGCTATTCCTCCAGCGCCTTGATGTAGGCATTGCTTCTGGTGTCCGTCCCGATGGTAGGGATTTCTTTTCCCGCCGCGCTATAATCGCAGTACGCCAGCCCATTCGACGATATGTATGCCGCCTCCCCGTCCGGCGATAGTGCAATACTGTCGACGCTGCTCCCCAGTACATCTCCATATACCGGGCCGGATGCTGGAGCGCTGATTGCAATGATCTTTTCCGCTCGATCAGCACTTTCAGATTCGCTTGCGGTTTCCGAAAGCACCAAAAGCCCGTTTTCGTATTTGCCGTTCGTATAGTTGTCGAGCAAGTAGCTATCGGTTTTGTAGGAAACCACCTTCCCGTTTTCCCACGTTGCACCGTAGTCCGCAGAATACCTGTATACCATATATCCGCTATACATCGTGGTCCCCGCGCCAGAGAAAGCAGCGTTCACCAGTGCAAAAAAAGCAATTATATTTGCGCCACAGTGGTAAGCCGACATTAGGGCGTGATAGGTGTACGTCGACGGCTGGTTGAAGGACGGAGTTAATTCTTCGATGTTTACGCTGCTGACTGCCTCCCACGTCGGATTGATCAGGGTTTTTGCCTTTGAAGTCTTCAGTGTGCCGCTGGTGCTACAGTTCAGTTTGTAAAAGCAGTCCTTTTCTTCGGCGTAAAAAACAATTCCGCTGCTAAAATCTGGGATGCTTACTATTTCCTTTGTTGTTTGGTTTACGTAGCTGGCACTTACTTGTCTTCCCGTGTAATTGTTATAGGCTCCGTATTCGCCTCTTACTACGTAGATATACAGAACGTTTGGCGTAATAAACATCTTCAGTCCAGAGCTTCCAGGCAGGCTGCCGCTTGCATATAGCGCAAACGGCGTATCAAGGCTACGCGTTGTGTACACTCCGTTTAACTCTGTGGAGTCTCCGGAAAAAACAGCGTAATAAGTGCCGTTTGCATACTGCACATCCGATACCAGCGAGAGTCCGGTCGGCATATCCGCCTGCTGCGTCCACGTCCCCAAATCGGGCGATATCCAGAACTTTCTGTCGTGTAGGCCGACCCATTCCCCATTCAGATACCACACAAATCCAGGTTGAATATTCGATGTCTTCAACGCCCACGGAAGCGGCGCTGCAGAGCTTCTGAGCACAGAAAACAGTTTTGGATACTGCTCCTGCGATACAGTGCGCCCGTCGCACGGGAGCCATGCGTCGGACAGGTCTGTGCGGGACGTGATAGCAATGTCGCCAACTTTGGCCGTACCCTCCGAAAGCTTGCCGAGCGCGTCGTTGACTGTCGGGTCCTCCGGCCTTGTGGTTGCGTTCGGCCAGAGCTTGGCGGCAGTGGTATCGGATAGCAGATTCGCCTTGTTGAGAGGCGTACCCTCGACGGTGGGCGCGTCCTCGCGCTTGAGGAATTCGTAGTGGTTGAGCGTGCCGTCGGCATTATAGACGCCGTAGCGGATCGCGCCGTTGGCTAAAACCTGTGTTGGTTGCCTATCTTTCATGTGAGTAATCCTCCTGCGGCGCACTCCGCCGCGCCGGTGTGGCGAAAAGATTTTGCAACGTTGACGATTAGCTCTTCGCAGAGTTTCAGGATGCGCTCGATGTTGTTTGCATCGGTGTAGGTCAGGCGGCCCAGCTGCGGCGCGTCCGGCGTCCCGGCAGGATACGCAAGCGCGTCCCGGATGGATTGCACCTGCTTGCGGTATGCCTCGGCCTGTGAGGCCGTTATAATGTCCGTTACGGCCCAATCTGTTTTTGCCGTCCACGCAATGCTCTTCCCGCAGATTGAGGCGAGGCGCGCCGCCAGATAGTTCAGGGCGGTTCCCACGCGGTTCAGATCAGAGGCGTTATACGCGCCTTTCATCCCCGCCATCCATTCCGCCTGCTCGTCGGCCGTCATGGCCGCGAACCCCTTCGCCGCCAGCTCCCGCACCCGCTCCACGTCCGCCTGCGTGCGGTCGGTGACGAGCGTAACGATGATAGTCTTGGTGTCCATGGTGTTCCCCCCTTCTGCGTTATCAGATCGGCACGAAGGCCGCATCCGTCCACTTTGCCGTCGCGCCTGCTTCGCCCATCCAGACCTTGATCACGCCGTTGTGCGTGTAGTAGGCGTTCTGGATCAGCGCCATGCCGGAGGACCACACGATGGGATTGTCCGCCGTGCCTGCTTTCACGGCCTGCTCGACGTACTCCTGCCGCACCAAGATCTTGTTGACGTAGATATTCCGCCAGTCGTAGCCCAGCTTGTCCGACTGCGTCACGTCCTCCGTGATGCCGCCTGCGGCCTGCACCAGCTTGCCGTCCTTGATGGCGGTTTTGATCTGCGTAAGCTTAGTTTCCGTCATATGCTGCCTCCAGTTCCGCCAGCACGTCGCTGGCTGTTTTTTTGCCCATCTTGCAGGTGCACGTGCCGTCGCGGTTATCCGTGATCGGGCCTTCGACGCAGTAATCGGAGTTGTCCCACTCCTGCACAGATTCCTGTGTTTCTCCCGTCGGCTTGCCGCTTTCATCGTATACCGGGATGGTGTCGCGTTCGACGATATACCAATGCAGTCCGTTCACAAACAGCTGCACGGCAGCTGCATACGTCGTTTCTAGCGTGACGGCCTTGCTTTCACGCCCGTTCCAGTCCCGATCAACAAGCTTTCCGTCGATACTTGCCGGGTGTTCTGTGCCATTTGCCTTAAAATAGATCATATATACCTCCGTCATAATGTTTTGAGGGTTACATCCGCCTTGCGCCCATATTCTGATCCGCTGGATCTGTTTATAACAATATTGCAGTTTCCCATCAGCAGATACTCGTAGTTAACCATGCCCTGCGTGCCGTACTTCTTTTCAGCCACAGTGAGGCCGTCTATGAATATTTTTGCAACAGAATTGGAAGCCCCTCCCGCCACTAGCGTAATGGACGTTCCCCTCTCCAGTTCAAACGTCCCTTCGGTTCTTTTTTCCCCTTTTATAAGTACATAGCCCCAGTTATTTGCACTCGCATTTTTTGTCGTCACGGTAACTTGCACTGGGTAGCTTAATTTGATATTGTACGACGTTCCGCCAACCATCGTTCTTCCACCGTAAAGCCTGTAACCAGTTCCATCAATCTTTGTGGTGCCGCTTTTAACCGTGTAGGCCGTGCCGTTAATCAGTGTTCTATGACCCATACTCGCAAGCCTCATTCATACTGCCACGCGATTTGGCCGTTGGCAATCGGCGTGGTTTCTGCCGCAAACAGCGCTTCGCCGCGTGCCATGTAGGACGTGTAGTTTGCGTCGGCAGCGTTGACGTTCGTCGTACGGTTCATCCGGGCGTTGACGGATACATTGTCTACGCTCCCAAGCCCGACGTCGGATTTTCCGAGCGTGACCGCGCCGGTCTTGCCGTTGACGGAGGTGACAGGGGCGGTTTTGAGGTAGTCCTTGCCCGCCACGGCCACCACCCACGCCGTCGGCTTGCCGCTTGCGTCGACCGCCTTGACCTTGATAAGGTCGCCGACCTTCGCCCCGGAGTCCAAAAGCACGTCCTGCTTGCCGCTCCATGCGGCTTTGTTTCCGCGCACGTCGCCGATGGCCTCGTCGATCTGCGCGCCGGTATACTGGCTGTTGTACGCCATGCGATCACTCCTTCATGCACAGGAAATCCTCTCCGTCAGCCGTTTTCATGGTCTGCGACTGTCCGGACGGGATAAATCCATAATTGTCATTCCAGCTGCCGTCCGCGCCCTGCGCGAACAGCGAAATTCTGTATTCTCCGTCTCCGGAAAGCAGAAAATCGTCGTATACCTCAAAGGTGCGCTGCGTGCCCGCCGGGGTCTGGGAGAAGGACGCGATCAAAGCGCCCTTCCCGCGGCCCCAATCCTCGCCGGACTTCGTCGCGCGGCACTCAAAAGCCGTATAGGCGATGTCCGACGAGAATGTGACGGTGATCGAGTCGAATCCCGAGACTGCCGATATCTTGTTTCCGGTGATGGAGAAGGTCAACTCCGGCGCGGCCATTAGGCTGCGCTCCACGTCCCGGCGGCGTTCTTGACGAAGACCTTCACGATCTTCACGCCGTCGCCGGAGGACGCTGCTTCGAGATCCGCGCCCTTGACGGTGACGTTGATGGCGGTGTTCTTCTTGTAGCCGCCCGCCGTGCCGCTGACGTTGGTGGAGCCGCCCGTCGTCGGGATCTGGGTGCCCGCCGTGTGCAGGCTGCTCGTCGCCGGAACGACGCGGACGGTGTATTCCTCGAAGTCTACGTCGCAGACGAAGGAGAAGGCCGCCGCGTCGTAGCCCGTGACCTTGGAGATGCGGCTCTTGTCGGGGCCGGTGATGGTCACGGCGGGGATCGAGGTGTTGAGCGTGATGGAGTCGCTGGCCGCAGTCGATTCGTTGCCGACGTCGTCGCGCACCTTTACATAGATCGTCTTCAGGCCGTCGCCGTCCGGGAGCGTAATGGATTTTGTTGCGGCGAACGTCTCCCACGACGCATCTGCTTCCTTTGCCGCCGCCTTTGTGCCCCAGATCTTCATCTGGTAGCCGGTCGTCGCGGCGTCGGTGACTGAGATCTTCGCGGTGACGGTCGCGCTGGTCGCGTACTGCGCGCCGTCGTTCAGGATCAGCGATAGGCCGGCAGGTGCCAGCGTATCAAGTGTCAGATTGAAAAAACTTGCCATCTGGATTTATCCCCTTTCTTCGCTTGTGAGTTCGATGTACAAAAAGCCGCCAGGCCTTTCGTAGATGGTTTCTGTGCCCAAGCGGGCGGATTTGATGCCCATGGAGCCGATGAACAGCTCCAGAATGCGTTTGATTCCAACTGCCAGCATGTTATCCCTCCAACAGATACAGTGTCCGCGCGTCCTTTTTGTCCAGCGCGTCATAGTCCGATTTTTTCAGCACGCGGATCTCATCGATCTGCGCCGATGCAATGCCTCCGCCGCCAGAGCCGCCGCCAGCACGCACGGAAACGTTAAAGGAAACGTCGATCGGATCGCGGTTCTTGAGTTCAAATTCAATGCCGCCCATCACAACACCGCCTTTGAAAGCGCGTGCGCAACGTCGATCTGCTTGATCTCCGAGCCAATCACGTCGCCGCTCTTGAATTTCACGCGCACCTGCATCTGGCAGAGCTTCGGGAGCCGAAAGGTCTCCTGCTGGGTGAGGGGAAACAGAAACTTTCCGTCCTCGTATCCGATCTCTCCCGGATAGCTCTTTTGCAGATAAAGCAGAGAAATTTCCACCTTTTCAACGCTTGCAACGTCCAGAGGCTGCCCTTTATTCTTGATGGTAACACTAAGGTTATACGAATCTCCCTGTACCAAATGCCGCACCTCCGTTCTATGTGCCGATAATCTTGCATTCTGCCGCCGCGATTCCGCTGAGGCGAATGTCCATACTGGTGATCGTTCCGGTGATCTTCGTGCCCCACGGCGTTGTGGTCTGCACGTAATCGCCCGGGACTTCCTTGTCCATGACAATTTTGACACTGTGCGTCTGACGGCGCATATAGTAGTCAAAAACGTGCTGCGCGACGGCGGCAACGTTGTCGCTGTTGACAAGCGTAGCGTCGCGCACCTCGATAACGTTCGGCTTGGTCTGCGTGGTGGCGTTCGGATTGGCCTTGGACGTGACCGACGTCGTGTGATAGTAGGTCGTACCGCCGACCTCCACGCTCTCTCCGCTTCCGGACGTCGAATAGCTGTGTGCCGTCACGCGGATCTCCGTGACCACTGCCGCCGTTTCCACGCTGCCGCCCGTGTATGTCCGGTCAAGTGGGATCGTGGCAGGAGCGGCCGCTGTGAGCCTCCGGACGCGCACGCCCCGCGACGCGCTTGTGTCAATGGTCGCACGAAGCGCGAAAACGATCTGTTGCAGCGCTTCTCGTTTCGTGCAGTCTGGGATATAGCCGGTTACGGTCTCGTCTTTCAGTGCAGGGTCGAAGTCCAGCGTGAAGTGCGCGCCGAGAATCGAGGCTATCAGCTCCTTCGCGTTTTTGCTGCTGTAGACCGCCGCCGCGAAGGGCTCGTCGTCCAGAATGCCGAGCGCGTCCTGGCAGGATACATCATAGAGCCGTTCGCTCGACCGGGACGAGCTCTTGATGTAAAAGACGCCGATCAGCTTTGCGCCGTCGTAGGCGCTGACGGGCTGCTTCTCTTGGAAGATGAAATCGATATCGTCCGAATTGTCGAGCGTGAAATCCAGCGTGTTAATCTCTACGTCGTCGGAAATCACGCTAACGCCCTCGGTGACGGTGACGCTGCGCAGGTCTTCCCGCTCAAACTCCCGGACGATGCCGAAGAAGATCTGTCTGAGTTTCGCGTACCGGTACGGCAGGCTCGTCTTTTTCAGCTCGATCACAAGCTTGTTGTATCCAGTGACGGGCTTTGCGCAGAAATACTTCTGGCCGTCCGGCGTGAAGTCCTGCGACGCGACGGTTGTCTCTCCGTTGTACCACGTCATGGTCAGGGCGCTGCAATAGTCGCCGGTGCCACCGTCAAAATAGAGGTAAATGCCGGAGCTTGCGAACGTGCCGTCCAGCGTGATGGTCAGCGTCGGGTTTGCGTCGAAGGTGCAGTCTGCTTTGCTCGGCTTGGCAGACCAGAAAGCCGCCCGCTCGGTCGTGAGGATTGGGCGGGAGCCGTCCAGCATCCACTGGTTCAGCTCGTTTGTTGCGACGATCACCGACTCTGTGCCATACGGCAGTTCCGGAAGGTCGGAGAAGGGCTGCGCAGCGGTGCTTGCAACGCTTGCCGCCGCTGCTGCGCCTACCGCTACGTCCTCATAGATCACGCGTACACTCATACCGGCGTCCTCTTGGGCTTCATGGCGACAAAATTGATCGTCAGATTGCCCCAATCATTGCGCCCGTCGTAGCTCCCGGCGAGCTCATCGTCGCCGTTTGCTACATAGGCGTCAAAGGTCATAGTCCCCTGCGCATATGGGACGGTCAGCACGTGGCTGTCGACCGGGGCAGAAATGCTCTCATAAAAATCATCGTATTCCTCCGGGTCTGACGATACAGGATCAATTTCAAGGCTGTAGTTGTAATACGTGCCGATAATATCACGGGTCATCGCGCCGGTCATAACGCGCCCGGCATTGTCGCCGTCTAGGACGGAGAACGACCGCTTGCAGCTTACGACGTGCAGATTGTAATACGCCTTGCCATCAAGGCTCAGTGCGCTTCTCATGTCTTCACCCCCGCCAGCTTCACGCCGACGCGCTGCGTCTCTTCGTTGTTCAGCTGATAGATCGTGCGGCCAAGCTCACGCCGGTCAAGCTGGAAGATAACCGTCATTTGTCTGCTTCCCGCTACGCCGGTCTCGGTCATGGCCTGTTTGAATGCCTGCACCATCGTGGAAAGCGGCGTCTCGATGTTCGTCCCGCTCTTCTGGTCGCCGAGGACGGCCATGAATTCCCGGTTCGGCGGGATGACCGCGCCGGAGGCGAGACGAGGGAGCTGGACGCGCGACACTGGCGGAATGTTGATTCCAATGGTTTTCCCGCCAATCAGCGGTACACCATCCGGAATCTCGAAATGAATTTTATTCAGCGCCGAAAGCAGTAGGTTGATGCCGTCGATGATGAAGTTAATTCCGCCCTCTATTGTGCCGATTACGAGATTCCAGACGCCTTTCAGAATGTCAAGGACGCCGTTCCACGCTTTCTTCCAATCTCCGGTGAATACGCCGGTCAGGAAGGTGATCAGGCCTTTCAGAATTTTTTTCCACGCCTCGTACTGATCGGAAAACTTTTTCCCAATTGTCTCAAATATTGCGGCGAGTGCCGGATTTTTTTGCTTTAACCAATCGACAAACGCGCTCCATGCGTCCCTGATGGAATTTACGACGGCGTTCCACGTCTGTTTCAGCCCGCTCCATATCTGCTTTGCGCCCTCTAACGCTAGATTCATGTCGCCGGTAAAGATGCCCTTGAAAAACTTTCCGAATCCGGACACAACATCTTTCAGGCCGTTGATCAGCTCCTCGCCATGCCCTGTAAAAGAGACAAGTGCGACAAGGATCGATGCAATTGCGGCGATCAGCAGCGGAATCCAGCTGCCCGTAAGGATGCTGATCCCGATACCGGCGGCAAGCAGTCCGGCGATGATGGTCAGAGTGTTTTCCAGCGTAAATCCGTTTTCGATCACATCTTTGATCCCGACGACTAACATCGCAAGGCCACCTACCACTAGGGCGATTGCCGCAGCGGTCGGCCCAAACGCAAGGGCGAGTCCACCCGCAAGCGCCGCAAGACCGCCGAGCATACCGAGGAAGTTTGTCATGTCGATTCCGTTGTTCCATGCGTCCAGCCAGAAATAGACGAGCGCGAACGCGCCAGCCGCAGCGAGCGCGATGCCGCCGATCTTGCCGAGGTCGTCGGTAAACATACTGGCGATCTTCCACGCAAGGAGCCCTGCGGCGATTGCCCCGACAATGCCAAGAATGTCGTTCAGTTTGTCTTCTGCAAGATCCAGATTGGAGAAATCCGGCGTGATCCCGCTTGAAGCGCCTGCTCCGCTCGTCCCGCCGCCGGGCGCCTGATTGCTGGTGATCTGATTGATCTCATCAAAGCTTGCCATGCTCTTGCTCGCGTCTTCTGCGGCAGCGCCCACCCCTTCAAGGGCTTCTTTTTCGGCATTCAGGCCCTTTGCTGCTGAAACCTGCGCGCCCCAGCTCTTTCCGGAGAGCATACCGAAAAACTTCGCGATTGCCGTCACGACTTGGGTTAAAATGCTCACTAACTTCACAAAAACCGGGATCACAACTTCTAGGATCGGCTGCGCAAGTGTCAAAAGGGCGGCCTTCAGTCGCGCAATAGATGCGCGGGCGGCTTCGTTCTGCATGATTGTCTCGCCGAGCCAGCTACGCAGCTGCGAAAGGCCGCGGGACAGGACGGTAAAGATCAGCGCGCTCCTTAGTACCCCGCTTAATCTTCTTCCGAATTTGTTCATGCTCTTTTCGACGCTCGCCGATACCTCCGCCATTTTAGCCGATGCTCCGCTGGCGTTCGTGATCTGCTGCACCAGCTCTCCGGCTTTAGCCCTTGCAGCGTCAAGCGCAGCAGTCTGGTTTATCACCTTGTCGGTGATCTTTGCATATTGACTCCCAAGCTTTTCCGCCGTTTTGTTTTGCTGCACCAGCAGCTGTTCCTGCTCTTTGATCTGCGCAGCAACCTCCGCCTGTCGAGAATAAGCGTCTATGTACTCAGCTGGATTAGCCGAAGCGTTTCCGGACGTGATGCCCTTTAGGCGGTCAGCCTCCGAGCGGAGCGATTTCAGCGCGTCTTCCGTCTGCTTTGCGGACTGAAGCGCAGCGTCCAGCTCCTTTTTAAGCCCGCTCTGCGTTCCGGTATCCTCGTTTAGCTTGGCTTCCATCTTGTCGATTTTCGCGGACAGCGTATCAAGCTCCTTCTGCGCCTTTTTCGCGTCCGCGTCGACGGCGATCACAATTTTTCCATCCGCCATATTTTCACCACCTTTTCGGTTGATTTTTGTTATTATTTGTGTTATCTTCCAAGTAAGGAGGGAAGAAATATGAGTGATTGCATTATCCAAATCAGCCGGGACAATTCTTTTTACGGTTCTGGCCTGACCGTCGGCGTTGCATTGGATGGCTGTGATGTCGGCACGCTGAAAAACGGTGAAGAACTTCGAGCCGTGGCCGCTCCGGGCCAGCACGAACTTTCTTTTTACCGGTATCGCCGTCTGGATAAAACCATATCCTTTACCATTGCCGAAGGGCAACAGAATGCGTTTTTTACCATCAAGATTAACGCCTCGAACCGCGTTGACGTTGTTGGCTGGCTAAAAACCAAAAAGCAGGCGAAACGCCCCAGCGGCTGCCTGACGGCTTTAATCGTATTCCTCTGTCTTTTCGTCTTTATTGGCGCGGCCTTTGCTTCCTGCGGATCGTCCTCCAAGCCGGAAAAGGTCGGAACCTCAGTTTCTTCTTCGCAGCAGCCGCCGCAGCAATCCGATTCCGGGCCTGAAACATTTGGCGTTGGGGACCAGGTCGTTCTAGACGGCGTGGCGGTCACGTTGCTCAGTGTTACCGAGAATTCCGGCCAAAATTACGTCTCGCCGGATGATGGAAAGGTCTTTGTTCTGTGCGAATTCGAGATCGAAAACAATTCATCCCGCGATATCGCGTCCAGCACCATGCTTTCATTCGAAAGCTACATTGATGGCTATACAACCAGCCTCAGCCTCACCGCCATGATGAGTTCCGACGAGCCGCAGCTTGACGGCACGATTGCCGCCGGGAAGAAAATGAAAGGTGTCGTCGGATATGAAGCGCCGCAGGATTGGAGTGAGATCGAGATTCGATTCTCTCCAAGCTTCTGGGGTAGCGAAATCATTTTCGAGTATAAAAAATAAGTTTTTCTCGCTGCCGCCCTAACCGGGGCGGCTGTTTTTTGTCCCGACGCCCCATGCGGCAAGCAGGTCGGCTTCGGCCTCCGAGTATGTCGTCTTCAGATCGACAATATCCCGGTTTCGCCGGTAGAAATCCCTCTCCTGTTTGTCGAGGCTCTTTCCTCTGGCCTTTTTATCGCGGATAGAAACCACCTGTGCATACAGGCAATCTCCGATTTCTTGATAGTACGCTAGAAACGAATACCAATGCAGGTATTCCAGCGCCCTGACTTCGCAGCCCGCGATTCGGTTGATAGGCGCAATATAGAGATCAAAGTCCTGCGCCCATGACATGATTTCTGGCTGTTTTCTCTTTTCCCGGTTCTCCTGCCCGTGGTCGATGAAGCGGAAGCACTGGTTCAGGGCTTCCTGATAGTCGCTGACGGGCATTTCTTCGAAGTCGGGATAGAAGATGGTCAGCGCCGCTTCCGCCTTATCCCGCTCGTCCAGTTCCCTGTCTGTCAGGGCTACGAGGATATCGAGGATTGCGCGGTAATCAGATTGGATCGCGTATTCTGTTCCGTCGACCTCAACAGAGGTCGGCAGGGAATAGATCACTTTCCCCATCTATCAATATATTTCGCGAACAGGGGGCCTGCGCGTTTTCCATCTATCTGTATATTTCGCAATCCTCGGGTTGGTCTTCTTCTGCTCTGCCGCGAAGCTCGTGTCGATCTGATCGATCACGGCCAGCATGAGGTTGCACCATACTGGCAGGCCGTCGGCCAGCGCGTAGACGTTCATAGTGCCGAACAGGTCTGCGCAGACAGGCTTGGCAAACAGGCCGTCGATCATGTCCCGCATTTCCGCGTCGCGGCGGCGGGCAATGGCGAAAATCTCCTTCTTGTCCGCGCAGTGGTCGACTTCGGCCTTATACGCCTCCTGCTTCCTGTCCAGCTCGTCAAAGGTGTTGAAGATCTGTTCGACAAATGCGCTGTCGGTCGGGTTGAAGGAGACTTCCGCCGCGTCGTTCAGCTTGAACGATACGATACCGGTTTCAAATTTGATTTCAGGCATTGCGATTCCTCCTTACGCTGCGTCTGGCGTGAAGGTAATAGCCCCGTTGGCGCCAACCGCCGCCGTGCCGGTCGTGCGTTTGCCGCCGAGCGTCACGTCGATGGGCATACCTACCGAGCCGCCGCCCTCGCCGCCGAGGCTGGACGGCTTGACCATAGACGCGTCGTAGCGCTCCGCGAAGACTGCCGTCTTGGCCGTTCCTGCATAATGATGGACGATCAGCACGTCCTGATTCGCCAGCGCAGCTGCGTTCTGCTGCTTGACCGCCAGATCCCAGATCTTCTTCAACGCCGCATCGCCCGCGTCAAGGTCGCACGGGTCAAAGCTCTGCGTGATAATCGGTTTCTTCATGGTGGTTCTGGTCGTTCCAAGGATATCCTTGCTGGAATCCTCCTGCCAGTCATACTCCATGCTGGAGTCTGTGACGCGAGTGCCGAACGGCGCCCAGGCGGGCGTTGAGGACTCGCCGGTGTTCAGATATGCAATCAGCAGCTCCCGGTCGATGGTCTGACCGGCCGTGGTATTAAAAGTAACTTCTGCCATAGTTAAATCACCTCATATGTCAGTTTCATTAGAATTTGATGATCCTCTGTGCCGTCCTCATACCGGGCGAACAGGGCCGAGCGGCTGACAGCTTCCATGCGCCGGACGCGCATCCCGTCGCCCAAATCCGGCGGGTTCTGCATGGCCCAATCCCCGAAGCGGTTCAGCATGGCGTCGCATTTCAGGCGCTTGTCGTTGCTGTTTCCGGGCTTGATGCGGGCGATAATCTTGAATTGATATTCCGCCTCGTGCCCTCCGAGGATGAATTTTCGTGTGATGTACGCGCCCTGAATGGTGGACAGGGCCATACTCGCCGAGTCGGCGGCGAGGAATTCATAATTAATCGTTGCGGCCGGTATGTCGTCGTCCGAGAAGGAATTTGCCCAGATCATCATCTTTCGGGAGATATCCTGTTCTTCCTCCGCAGATACCAGCCTTTTTTGCTTTTCAGCGTCCATTCTTCACCGCCTTGTCCGCTACACGAAGCCATTTATCAAGATTTTCAGCCTTTGACGCCTCGAACCAATGCGATTGCGCCTGATTGTGTCCTGACGTGTTGAACACAAGATTTTTGTCGGTCAGTACCTTTGTCCCGCCTTTCGGCGCGTAGGTGCTTCCGGTCTCCGGGTCTACCATGACTTTCCCGTAGTACAGGAACCTTGCGTATGGGCCGGGATAGATGATCGCATTCCCTTCCACCTGTGTTCTGCGGTCGAGGGAACCGGTCAAGAATGGCACATACGGGGCTGTGTCCTTTCTTGCCTGAAGTGCGACAATATGCTCCGCTTTGGTACACGCCTGCGCGATTGCCTCATGCAATTCATCAAAGCCGTCTGCCTTTACGCTGAATTTCAGCATATTAGGCCCCTCCGACTTCGAAGTGTCTCATGTCCTGGCTTCCAAAGTCCTTCATATCGACCTTTGTGACCTTGTAAACGTCGTCATAGAGCATTTCAAGCGCCTGCTCGGTCTTGTCCGGCTCCACGACTTCACCCTTGATAAAGAATGTCGTTCCGCCGTTGCCGTCCGTGGAGAGCGTCCAGATTCCGCTTTTATCAGTTGCACGCCAGAATTCTTGCGGGCCGACGTAGCGCTTTTCTGCGCCCGTCACGCCGTCTACAGCAACCGTAGAGAACGGAATGTACAGATTCACCGCATCCGCGCCCTCAAGCCCGCTCTGGCGGACGTTGGCCGCCTTGGAGGCTTCCAGCAGAACGCCGCGCAGGACGGTGATGTAGGTTTTCTCCACGTCCTTGAATGTCGCCGGGTCTGTCTCCTGCGAGACGTTGTAGATGGTTACGGTGTGGGGGAACATGGACACGGCCCATACCCCCTCGCTTTGAGTAATCCGGTCGGCCCGAGGTACGCCAGCACGATCTCACGGCGGCGCGTCTCTGTCCGCTGTATATCTGCCTGGGACAGATTTCGTGAACCAAAGCTTCGCGACCAGCCGCCGACCGTCTCGCTTGATACGGGCCTGTCGGTCGTGTAGACGAGACTGTCCAGCTTCCCAGCGTCCTGCTCCAGCTCGGCCAGCGCACAGACGCAGTTCTGGACGGCTTCGAGCTTGTCCCCGGCGGCGGAGCGCGCGCGGCTCATGGTGATGTAGTCGACGTAAGCCGATGCCTTGCGGGCGAGGCCGCAAAATTGCTCTTCATCCAGCGCCGTCCCACGGTACACGGTCGCGTAAAACTCATAATCGGCGTAGATCATGCTGCGCCCTCCTTCCGGTCAGCCTCCGCACCCGTCACGCAGGCGCGGAGGCTCGATTTTACTTGCTGACGTCCGCGCCGATGAACAGGCCGTAAGGATCGGGCACGACCGGGATAAACAGGCCGCTTGCCTTTGTCCAGGTGGTCTTCGGGTCTGGCGTTTCCCACTGGGTAATGGTGATATACTGCTGCGCACTCTTGTCGGTGTACGGACCATAGCCCTTTTCTTCCGGCGTCACGCCCCACAGGCCAACGCCGAAGGAATTGGCCGTACCATTGGACAGGAATGCAACCTTGTCCTCCGGGAAGAAGCGGTACGTCTTTTCCGTGCCATTTGCAGCCTGCGCCTTATAGCGCTGGTCGTTGGTCGTGATCTGGCCGAAGCCGAACAGCTCGGTAAAGAGGCTGCGCAGTTTCTCGGTGGTGACATATGTACCAGCGCCGACCGTGCCGTACACGAGGGTCTGAATGCCCTTGTTGGACGCGAGCTTACGCAGGATCTTCGTACCGACGACCATTTCGCTCAGCGCGTGGCCGGATGCCGCCGCCTGATCTGCGATGGCCTGAAGCTGGCCGATGATATCAGCGTCTGCGCCGAAGTCGATCTTGAAGCCGATGTTTGCGGACGGAACGCCGTAATCGACGGTCATGTTGAGATTGTTTTCCTTGATGGTCATCTTGCCGGTCGCGATAACTTCCATTTTCGCGACCTCGGTTCTGACCTTGACCGCATCGGCCATCAGGCGCATATCGTCGAAGACGTAGCTCACAATGGCGTTGTCAGCGTATACGCCGTTTTCGTTGAGCAGCTGCACCCGCTCGGACTGGTTGATCTTGCGCTTGATAAACAGCTTCTCAACCTCGGTCTTTTCGAGCGCGGGGCGCGTGGCGATCTCTGCCTCGGTGTCAAAGGCGTGGACGGTCGCCATCGTGGGGATCTGTGCGCCGTTTGCGAGGCGCAGGTACTCGGCCTTGAGGCTTTCGGTTTTCTGATCCGGGAACAGCCGGTCTCCGAGGTAGGCCGGGCGCGCGACGGAAATGTTCTGCGAGAAATCCAGACGGTCAGCGTCGGAAATCAGTTCAAGAATGTCAGGCATGGTGTTTTTCCTCCTTCTTTAGGGTGTAGTCCACACGGGGTACAGGGTCACATTGCCGGTCATTTCGACCTTGGAGACGGCAGCGCCGCCCTTAGACGTGCTCCAGCCGGTCTGGGTGTTGCCGCTCTTGGTCAACGGGTATTCGGTCGAGACGTCGGCATAGGAGCCCTCTGTGTAGACGTTCTCGTCGACGGGCGGCGTGCCGCTGCCGTCGTTTTTGTCGTATGTCACGGTATAGCCGCGCGTGATCTCCGGCGCGTCAACAAATGTGAAGCCCTTGCCGGACAGCGCGGTCTTTGCTGCGGAGGCCAGCGACAGGCGGTCTGCCAGCACACGGCCCGCGACCATCACGGAGCCGGGCATATTGCCGTCCGTCACGTCGATGTCCTCAAATACGAGGCCGACGGCGTTCGAATTGTCGGACGGGAACGGCGTGCCTGCCTTGACGATCTTGTACTTGCCGTCCTGCACGCCCATCGACGCGGGGATTTCACGGGTTTTCAGGACGAGGCCGACTTCGCTTTCGAGGAAATTCGGCCTGACTTCTGCTTTTGTGTTTACAACGATAGACATTTTTCAAATCACTCCTTGTTTGGTGTCTGCGCAAACTGCGCGTTGAACTGCTGCGCGTACATTGCGCCCTTGCTCTTTGCCGCCGGTGCGCCGCCCTGGCCGACGGGCTTGACGAATGTGGGCGTGGGCTTATCTGCCTGAAACGCAGTCGGATCTGCTTCGAGCTGAGCCTTGTGCCACTCGTCAAAGCCGGTCAGCTCGCCGTCTTTCAGTTCAAGGTGTTTCTCCTTGAGGTCTGCAAGGTAAGCTTTCTCGGCGGCTTTGGAAGAGAACTTGACGCCCTTGGCCGTAATCGCGCGGTTCATGGCGTCGGCGTAGTCCCGGCTTGCCAGCTGCGCCTTGTAATCTTCGGTTTCCTTGGTGTACCGGCCCTGAAGGTCTTCGAGCTGCTTGCGGACGCTCTCGGCGTCCCCGCTGGACTTCCGCAGGTCTTCGATGTCCTTGTCGCGGTCGGCCAGCTGCTTTTCCACGGCCGCTTTGTCCGCCTTTGCGTCCTCTGCGGCCTTTTTGTGCTTCTCAATGTCCTTGCCGTTCATGGCAAAAACCTTGTCTGCCTGCTCCTCTGTCAGGCCAATGCTCAGCAATTCTTCTTTTTTCATGGTTTCTCCTTACGGGATAGGCTTTTTAGGTCGTCGCCATGACCTCCCGCCTGCACTTTTAGGCTTGCAGATAGCCAATTTTTTGTATAAATCCCGCTCATGCGGTTTTTACCGAAACAAAAAGAGCCAACCACTAAGAAAATCTCAGTAGTTGGCTCATCGTGCCATTCCGCGCACTCGATTGTGCTGCGGTATCTGTATTATTTTTTCAGCTCTTCCGCCTTGATGATCTGCGCCTTGACTGTTCCGTCCTTCATGCGCTTCAGCTGAACGCGGAACCCGGCGGCAAGCGCCCGCTCAATGGCGGCTTTCAGTTTTTCGTCAATCATATAACACCTTCATTCTCTCTGGCTGCTCTGGCAGCCCTGCGGCCTTGCTGAAATCATGGTATTTCGTGTTCAGGCGGCGCAGCTTGGCTGTGGCAGCAGTCTCTTCGTCCTTAAGCCCGGAGGCTTTATAGGCGTTTTTCAAACGCTTCTGTTTGCGAATCGACCGTTCGAGCCGTCTTTGCATCTGGGTCGCTTCGTATGCGGTATATTTCTTCCCGTCAAACTCGCAGCCGAGACCATCATCAATGTGTTCC